CCCTCCAGAGGTAACGACCTGGGAGGATCTGATCTTCCCCACGATCGACTATGAATCGGCTGAGGCTGAGGTAGTCCAGATGAAGGCCCCGTACTTCCAAGATGAGGCTCAGGACATTGACGAGAGGGCTAATAGGCTGCTGAAAGCCGTGCAGGGTGGGCAATGATGTTCAACGACAGCAGCCACATACTGGACGACTGGCTTTCCCGTTGGCATGCCTGGGGCAAGTCCTACAAGGCCAATCAGCAGAAGGCGCAAGATCCGGTCTTCCGCAATGCCAAGTCAGGCAGGGGATGGGACTCCATTGACGACATCATCGAGGATGACCTGATCGGGACAACTCTCGAATCGATCGACTTCCATGTGTCTGAAATGCAAGATCCGCACCGAGCAGCCATCTACGTCTTGGCCCGGAACCTGTACACGGGTAGGTCAGTTTGGCTAAGTCCAAGGCTGCCGCAAGACCCGTTGGAGCGTGGAACCGTCATTGCCGAGGCTCGGAACCAGCTCACGCGCAGGCTCATGAGTGCTGGAGTCATGTAGTTGCAGAACAGAACTTTTTGCTATATGCTGCGCATCGGTGGGGTAAGTGCCCCCTGAAAAAGCCGCTTCGGAGCAAATCCAGGCGGCTTTTGTCGTTTTCGCCGGGCAGATCTTCATCTTTGATGTGCTGTAGCTAAAGGATCTGACCCGGCACCCCTTCTCCTTGGTTGGCAGTTGCTAACCCTTCACGCCGCCCCTTCGGAAGATCGGGCGGCTTTCTTTTGCTCGAACAAGCCGGAAGGCACTCGAAAGACCTCTATGGATACGTTTACCCAGCCGAAGATCACCGGCTATCGCCAACTGAGCGAGGCTGATGCCGCCCTCATGAATGAGGCCAAGGCGCTTGCGCAGCAGTGCGGGGACTTCATCGAGAAGCTGCAGAACAACATCGATACCGATAACCGCTGGGTCAGCATCGGTGCGACTGATCTGCAGAAGGGCTTCATGGCCGTGATTCGAGGCATCGCCCGGCCGACGACGTTCTAAAACAGACGGCTATAGAGGCGCGCGATGGCTAAGGGTGTCAAGACAGGCGGCAGACGGCCTGGGAGCCCCAACAAGGCGACGAAAGAGTTTCGGGATACCGTGACCAAGCTTCTGTCGGACAACGCTGAGAACGTCGCTAAATGGCTTGATCAGGTTGCGACCGGGAACGGTGATCCGACCAAGGCTGACCCTGCCAAGGCTCTTGATCTGCTGTCGAAGCTGGCTGAGTACGCTGCGCCGAAGCTGAATCGGACGGAGCACACCGGAGAGGGTGGAGGAGCGATTGACCACAGCCTGACGGTGAACTTCGTGGGGGCTAAGTGAACTGCGCCGGTCGCCTTATGTGGGCTGGTGAGTGGGGCGAATATGAAATCCCTCCGGCATTGGCGCAAGGCGTTCGATTCCGCGTTAACGGTTGGCCTGACAAGCGATGGAAGCAGGGTTATGCAGCCCTGATGGAGTGGGTGAAAAAGCAGGAAGCAGCCAAGCGTGAAGCGTGGGAGCGTCGTGAGTGAACGTCGAGTTCCCCGAGAAGCTCCGGCCAGTCTTCCTGCCGAACCGGACGAAGGTGGCTCACGGTGGGCGTGGGTCCGCGAAGTCGTGGGGGTTCGCCCGCGCTTTGCTGATCCAGGCAGCTCAGACCCCGCTGCGGGTGCTGTGTGCTCGGGAAGTGCAGAAGTCGATCAAGGATTCGGTCCACCGCCTTCTAAGTGACCAGATCCAGGCCATGGGCCTCGGTGGGCACTATGAGGTGCTCGATACCGAGATCCGAGGCAAGAACGGGAGTTTGTTCCTGTTTGCTGGCCTGGCAACGCATACCGTCGAGTCGATCAAGTCCTTCGAGGGTGTAGATCGGTGCTGGGTGGAGGAAGCCCAGACGGTTACTAAACGGTCGTGGGATGTGCTGACGCCCACGATTCGCAAGGATGGCTCTGAGATCTGGGTGACGCTGAACCCGGACATGGAGACCGACGAGACCTATCAACGGTTCGTTGCCAATGCGCCTGCTGGTGCGTTCGTCGTCCAGATGAACTGGCGCGACAACCCCTGGTTTCCTCAGGTGCTGGAGGTGGAGCGGCAGGAGACGCTAAGGCGTGACCCTGACAACTACCAGAACATCTGGGAGGGCGTGCCTCGCCGGGTTTCCGAGGGTGCGATCTACCGTTTCGAGATCGAGCGGCTGTATGAAGAGAAGCGGGTCCGGCTTGTTCCGTATGACCCGTTGCTCAAGGTCCACACGGTCTGGGATCTTGGGTGGAATGATGCGATGTCCATCGGCATGGTTCAAAGGTCAGGCGCTGAGGTTCGCTTCATCGACCACCTGAAGAGCAGTCATCGGACCTTGGATTGGTACGTTGCGGAGCTTGAGAAGAAGCCCTATCGCTGGGGTACTGACTACATCCCCCACGACGGCAGGGCCAGGAACATGCAGACCGGCAAGAGCACGGAAGAGGCTCTGCAGGCGATGAAGCGCAATGTCGTTGTGCTGCCCTTGCTCGATGTCGAGGAGGGCATCAAAGCGGCTCGATTGCTGTTCCCTCGGGTGTACTTCGATCAGGACAAATGCCCTGAACTGCTGGAGAGCCTGAAGCGGTATCAGCGGTCCATCAATGAGAAGACGCGGGAGCCTGGTGCTCCATTGCATGACCAGTACAGCCACGATGCGGACATGTTCCGGTACGTCGGGATGGCTGTGGATCAGATGTCCAACGACGACTGGGGTGGTGCTCTGAAGTACCCCAAACTGAACAACGGCTAACCATGAACATCCTTCAACAGCTAGTCAGGGACGAGTTGGACCGCAGGCGTGATCTTGTCGCTGAGGCTGACCAAAGGTTGGCTGATGCTCGCACGCAACTGGACGAGGCCAGGGCCAACGCCCAGAAGGCTCGCAGTGAGTTTGACTACCTGAAGGCATGGCTGGATACGCAACTGTCCCCCGACTGGGCATCCTGATGTACACGCTTTATGCGCCCCGTGAGCCTGCGGCCTCTGTGGTGCGCAGGATTGCGCCTGCCGATCTGGTTCTCACTGATGAAGAAGCCGAAGCCATCCTGGAGCGAGCCAGATCGGCGTCGGTCGGATTTGAGGGAGACAAGCGCGCTTACCAGATTGCGTTTTCGGTCTTCAAGCAGAAGCAGGCATTGAAGGAACTGGCTGATTTGCAGGATGAGGCTTGGCGCGGTTGCGTGGCCTCATTCATAAGCGACTCCGATTAAACAAACACTTAGGCATCGCTGAGAAGCGACCCGAACAATGGCAAAACCCTCCCCACAAGAGATTGAAGCAAAGCTGAACGCGTACAGCCACGTCCATGAGACGACTGGTTGCCGCATTTGGCAGCGCAGCAAGAACACCGATGGGTATGGGAGCGTGTGTCTTGCAGGCCGTGTCTACAGGGCTCATCGGCTGGCCTACGAAGCCGCATTTGGTGAGATCCCAGAGGGGCTGTGCGTCTGCCACACCTGCGACAACCCGGCATGCTCCAACCCTGCGCACCTATTCCTTGGCACTCAAGCCGACAACATGCACGACATGGCCGATAAGGGGCGAAGGGCAGGTGTTGGCACTGGCTCAAGCAACGGCCGCTCCAAACTCACGGAATCGCAGGCATGTCAGATCCGCTCTGATCGGCGGAAGTTGCGCGAGATCTCTGCTCAGTATGGCGTGTCAATGACTGTTGTCAGCCAGATTCGGCGCGGGATCCTCTGGAGGGCGGCGCATGGCTAAGCCACAGCCATTGTCGGACGATGATCTGCGCGCCCTAGTAAGCCAAGAGCTTCGTGCGTCCATTGCCTATGACGGCGGGAAGCTTGCGGATCAGCGTCGCAAGGCCATGCAGTACTTCCTCGGTGAAGCTACTGGCGACCTTGCCCCTCCCGAGGTGGATGGCCGGTCCAAGGCTGTTTCCACGGACGTTCGCAACACGATCCTGTCCATGCTGCCCCAGTTGGTGGCGAAGTTCGTTGGCGGGGATGCTGCGGTCGAGTTCGAGGCTGCCAAGCAGGGTGACGAGAAGAAGGCGCAGGACGCGACCAACTACGTCAACTACCTGTTCATGAAGCAGAACGACGGCTACGAGATCGCTTCCAACTGGATCTTTGACGCCTTGCTGCAGAAGAACGGCATCGTTAAGGTGTGGTGGGATACCCGGGCCGAAGAGAAGCGGGAAGAGTATCGCGGCCTGACCGAGGTTGAACTGGCTCAGATCCTCGATGATGAAGAGGTCGAGCCGATCGAGCAACTGACCTATCCCGAC